CGAACGCAGGCCCGGCGACAGCAGGGGCTCGCCATCGCCGCCGACTTCAACGCCCTCGACCGGCGCGTCGTGACCCACGTCGTCGGCTCCCAGGGGAACTTCGTGCGCGACGAGTACGGTCGCCGCGTCGAGAGCCTCGGTGAGGAGGCCCGCAGGATCGTCGCGGCCGGGCTCGAGCAGGGTCTCGGACGGGACGACATCGCGGCCGACCTCGAGCGCGCGGCTCGGGCGGCGCTCGTCGAACGGGCGCCGTTCTACTGGGAGGTGGTCGCGAGCTCGTTCATGAGCCAGGGGCGCTCGTTCGCCCAGATGAGCAGCTACGCCGAGGCCGGCATCCAGCGCTACGTCATCGAGGCGGTGCTGGACGAGCGCACGACGCACATCTGCCGCTACCTGCACGGCAAGAGCTTCGCCGTGGCCGATGCCCTCCAGCGCTTCGAGCGGGTCGAGCAGCTGGAGCAGCCTGAGGACATCAAGCGCGAGCTGCCGTGGGTGCGCGAGAGCCTCGACCCCGAGACGGGACGGACGCGGCTCTACGTCGACGGCGGCGCCGGCCGGACCCCGCTCGCCGAGGTGACCCGGTCGGCCTTCGGCACCCGCGACGATCGGGGCGACTTCCGGGCGCTGGCCTCCGATGGCGCCCTCCGCGAGGTCGGCATCGGTTTCCCGCCGTACCACGGCCTCTGTCGCACCACGACGCTCGCGGTCGTGTGAGCACGTGTCCCCGCTTCCTCCGGGCGGCTGCTTTGCCCCCAGCGGAGGTCGACGCATGCCCGAGACTGCGAAGCCGCGCGAGCCAGAGAGCCCCGCCCCGGACCAGGGGAACGGCAAGGCTCCGTCCGCGCCGTCGCGGGAGCAGAAGCGCGACGAGCCCGTGGTCTGGCCGCGGGACCTGAACGCGCCCACCACGAAGGACCCGCTCTGGGGCTCCGACCCGGAGGCGCTGCGCGATGCGTGACCGGCGCGAGGCGGCCATCGCCTACGCCCGTCGCGTCCTCGCGGCGAGCCAGGGCGAGACGGCGGTCGAGAAGACCATCTGGGGCTCGCCCGCGGGCAAGAAGCGGCTGTCGGAGCGGCTCGCCGCAATGCTCCCGGCGCACAAGACCTACGTCGAGCCGTTCGCCGGCAGCGCTGCGGTGCTCTTCGCGAAGGAGCCCGCCGAGGTCGAGGTCATCAACGACGCCGACCCGGAGATCGCAGACGCCTACCGGCTGCTGAAGAAGCTCACGGCGGCGGACCTCGAGCGGCTCAAGAAGCTGCCGTGGATCGGCGACGAGAAGACCTTCAAGGGGCTGCTCGACGTCGAGCCCGAGGACGACGTGGAGCGGCTGCACCGCTTCCTCTACCTGACCCACTTCTCCTACGGGAAGATGCGCGGGCGCAGCTTCAGCCCTTCGGTCGTCGGCGTCGAGGCCAAGACCATCAAGCGCATCGAGCAGTTCGCGCCGCGCCTCAAGCGCGTGAAGGTGTACGGCGGCGACTACGAGAAGGTCGTCCGCAAGTACGACGCGAAGGACACGGTCTTCTTCCTCGATCCGCCGTACCCCGGCTACAACGTCGACGTCGGCGAGTCCGAGTTCGACGAGGAGCGCTTCTTCAAGCTGCTCAAGTCGCTCAAGGGCAAGTTCCTCATCACCTACGGCATTCGGGGGAAGTTCCCCGCGATGGTGAAGGGCTCCGGCTTCTGGGTGAAGCGGATCCGCACGCCGCGCACCATCGCCGCCATGCGCGGCGTCGGCGGCTCGTCCGTGCTCACGCAGCTGCTGGTCGCCAACTACGAGCCGACCCTCAAGGGGCTCGACGAGTCCGTGATCGTCGACGAGTGGGACGGGGCGCTGGAGGACGACGCCTCTGAGCTCGAGAAGGCGCAGCCCTTCGGCACCTTCGGCGGGTCTTTCCACTACGCGAAGCGCATCGTGCCGCTCATCCCGGCGCACAAGACCTACGTCGAGCCCTTCGCGGGCGCGGCGGCGGTGCTGCACGCGAAGGAGCCGAGCGAGAAGGAGGTGCTCGCCGACCTCGACGAGGACGTCGTCTTCCTCCACCGCACCATCAAGGCGATGACGCCAGAGCGTGTCGCGGAGCTGAGCCGGCGCTTCGAGTGGACAGTCACCGAGGAGAGCTTCCAGAAGGCGCGCGACATGGCGCCGAAGGACGACGTGGCGCGCTTCTACAAGCTCGTCTTCGTCCGCACGCACGCCCGCGACTGCCGTCCGGACGGCACGCATCCGGCGCAGCAGCACCTCGGCTCGACGACGAACCCCGAGAAGTACCTGAAGGCCGCTGAGCGCCTGAAGGACGTGACCGTCCTGCGCCAGGACTACCGGAAGACGCTGAAGTCGTACGACTCGCCGGACACGTTCTTCTTCATCGACCCGCCGTACCCGGGCGAGTGGTTCGACAAGGACAAGGTCATCGACCTCGAGGAGTTCGTCGACGCGCTCGCCAAGGTGAAAGGCAAGTTCATCGCCGTCCTCAACCCGACGCCGGAGAACGTCGCCGCCTTCAAGCGGGTCGGCCACGTCTTCCGCCTCAAGGTCCGCGAGGCCTCGGGCCGGGGCGGCGCCAAGCAGGCGATGCGTCTGTTCGTCGCGAACTACCCCGTGCGCAAAGCCGAGGACTTCGAGCTCGTCGCCAAGTGCGAGCACCTGCCCCTCGACCCGAGCCTCGACGCGCTGGTCTTCGACAAGACCACCCAGCTCGTGAAGGGCCTCGACCCGAACGACGAGCGCTACGTGCTCGGCATCGTGCTCGAGCCCGAGGTGGTCGATGCGCAGGGCGACATCTACTCGACCGAGGAGATCCGCGCCGCGGCTCACCGCTTCATGGAGGAGTTCGGCGGGCTCGGCCTCATGCACCGCCTGCGGGTGAACGACCAGGTGAAGGTGCTCGAGAGCTACCTCGCGCCCACCGACTTCACGGTCGGTGAGCTGACGGTGCGGAAGGGCACCTGGATGCTCGCGGTGCGCGTGCTGTCCGACGAGCTGTGGGACCGCGTGAAGAGCGGCGACCTCACGGGCTTCTCGATCGGCGGCTCCGCGCGTCGCGTGCCGGAGCCCGCACCGGCGCCGGTCCCGCCGCCAGCCGAGCCCGACGCCCAGCCGCAGACGGAGGCCGCATGACGAACCCGATCACCAAGGCTGCCGGAGGCGCCGACGGCGTGCACCGGCTCATCGACATGGTCGTCGAGGAGGTCTCCCTCGTCGACCGCGCCGCCAACAAGCACCGCTTTCTCATCGTGAAGAGGGATGACGCGATGGACGACAACACTCCGGCCGAGAAGGCCACCACGGACGGCGCCGACCCCACGATGACGCCCTCCGCAGATGCCACGTGGACGGTCGCGGACGGCTCGCCGCTCGGGGCTGCGCTGGCAGCCCTCGAGAGCCTCACGGCCATCGTCGAGCTGCTTGGCTCCCTCGGGGCCGACAGCAACGACATGCGCCTCGCGGCGCTCGCGGAGCAGCTCCGGGCGACCGCCGAGCAGATCCTCGAGCGGACCGGCTTCGCGCCCCCCAGTGACGGGACCGACGCGAGCGCGCCCGCCGACGTGCAGGCCCGCGCGAAGACCGACGAGCCTGCGAAGCCCACCGGGGCGAGCGCGTTCGCGGCCGACGTCGCAGCGGCGAAGCAGGCGCTCTCGCGCCTCGCCGAGCTGGCGAGCAAGGCGCCGCCCGCGAAGCAGGAGAAGCGGGACGCGCTGCCCGCTGCAGCCGAGCCCACGCCCGTCGCCGAGAGCCTCGCCAAGCTCGCTGACTCCTTCCGCGCGCTCTCGGACACCGTGAAGGAGCAGCAGCAGCGCCTCGGGCGCGTGGAGAAGCAGTTCGGGCTGCCGAACAGCGCCGCGCCCGCCGAGCACGTGTCGAAGGCCAGCGTCGAGGACGTGGGGTGGCCGCTCGATCTCAACAAGCCGAAGGACCGGGAGAACGTCGACAAGGCGGTCTCCTTCCACGACCTCTGATTCCCCCGTCTCAAGGAGCCGCGACATGAGCTATCTCGACAACCGCACCATCCTGGAGAAGGCCGATCTCGCGCTCGCCGATCTGACGGCGGGAGGCGGCATTCTCAAGCCCGCGCAGGCGCAGAAGTTCATGCGCCTGCTCATCAAGCAGTCCGTCCTCATGCAGCAGGCGACCGTCGTTCCGATGGCGTCGCCCAAGCAGCAGATCTCCAAGATCAAGTTCGGCAACCGCATCCTGCGGCCCGGCCAGGAGGCGACCGCGCTCGCTCCCGCGCAGCGCGCCGCGCCCGACCTCTCGCAGGTCGAGCTCGACGCCAAGCTGTTCAAGGCCGAGGTGCGGCTCTCCGACGAGGTGCTCGAGGACAGCATCGAGCGTGGCGAGCTGCGCCAGACGATCATGGAGATGATGGCGGACGCCATCGCTCGCGACATGGAAGAGGTGCTGGTCAGCGGCGACACCGCCTCGGCCGACCCGTTCCTCGCGACGATGGACGGCGTGCTCAAGCAGGCCACCAGCCACGTCGTCGACGCGGCCGGCAACCCCATCTCGAAGGACCTGCTGCGCGATCTCGTGAAGACGCTCCCGAGCGAGCACCTGCGCGACAAGAGCGCGATGAGGTACCTGACCAGCGTCGACGCGGACCTCGACTACCGCAACACGCTCGCCGAGCGTGCGACGGCGGTGGGCGACAAGTTCCTCGAGGGCGATGCGCCGGTCCTCTACTCGGGCGTGCCCGTGCAGCCGATCCCGCTGTTCCCCGAGAACCTCGGCGTCGGCAGCGACCAGACCGTCATCCTGCTCTGCAACCCGAAGAACATCCACGTCGGCATCTGGCGGCAGATCCGCGTCGAGTCCGACCGAGACATCTCGGAGGGCACGCTGAAGATCGTCGCCACCCTGCGCTTCGACGTGAAGTTCGCCGAGGAGCCGGGCGTGGCCAAGGCCATCAACGTCCAGCTGTGAGCTGAGGAGAACCCATGGACACGCTGCTCGTTCGCCTCAAGCCGTTCGACCCTCGCCGGGGCCAGGTGCTCCGGCGCTACACCTACGCCGGCATCAAGTTCCAGGAGGAGCGCGGCTGGTACCGCGTGGAGAAGCCCGTCGCGGAGTACCTGCGCGGCGTCCGCGAGACACCGACCGACCGCTACTCGCCGCTCGCCTTCGACGTCTGCACGGAGGCCGAGGCCAAGGCCCTCGAGACCACCGAGACCGAGGCCTCGAAGGTCAAGCGCAGCGCGACCGACGACCTCAAGGTGGTGCCCGCACGCCCGGCCGGCGCCCTCACGTCCGACGACCTCCCGAGGCCGGCGACGGCGCCTCCTGCGAAGGACGACGAGAAGGACGCCCGCCGCGGCAAGCGGGAGCGGGAGTGACGTGTACGCCTCGGTCGCCGACCTGCGCGCCGAGGGCGTGACGGCGGCCGCGGCGAGCGATGCACGCCTCGAGCTGCTGCTCGACGAGGCGACGCGACTCATCGACCGCGTGACGGGCTGGTTCTTCGAGCCGCGCACCGCCACGTTCCGGCTCGACGGTCGCGGGGCTCCGTCGGTCGAGCCGCCCGTGCCGCCCATCCGCGTCGATCGCCTCGCCCTCGGCGACAGCGAGCTGTCGCTGGCGTTCGAGGACCTCGTGGTCGTCGGCGCTCCCATCCAGCCCGGCTTCGACGCCCCGCGCCTCACGCTGCGCCGCTGTCGCGTGTTCCCGCGAGGGCGAGGCAACGTCGTCGTCGAGGGGCGCTGGGGCTTCACGGAGGACGACGGCTCGCCGGAGGGACGAACGCCTCTCGCGGTTCGCCGCGCATGCCTGCTCCTCGTCCTGCGGAACCTCGCGCCGCTGGCAGACGACGCCTCCTTCGAGGCGCGCAGCCGCTGGCGGCTCCTCGAGGAGCGCACCCGCGACCAGAGCTACCGCCTCGACGCTGCCAAGCAGCCGGCGCGCGCGCTCACCGGCGATCCCGAGGTCGACGTGCTGCTGGCGCCCTACGTGAGGCCGTCGCCGCTCGGAGCGGCGTGATGCGCGGCCGCCTCATCTTCCCGTTCCTGGCCGAGCTGCATCGGCTCGACACCGCCGCGATGGCGACGGGCGACCCGGATGGCGCGGGCGCGCTCACCGGCGGTTACGACCCCGACTTCAAGGAGCCGGTCTTGGTCGACGCCGATGACGATGGCGTCGCGGAGCCCTTTCGTCGCGAGCACCCACCCGTCCGCGTCCCCTGCCAGGTGGAGCCGGAGGCTTTTGAAGCTCTGCGTATGGCGACCTCAGGAAACACGCCCAGGTCGAGCTTCGATCTGGTCTTTCACTTCAGGGACCTCGAGCGGCTCGGCCTCGTCGACGCCGCCTCGGGCGACGCCCTCATTCGCCCGAGCGACCGCCTTGGCGCGCTGTACGCGCTCGACGGCGCGCTCGTGCAGGCCGTGCGCACGCCGCCCGGTCTCTACGTGACCGAGGCGCGGTCCATCGGGTTCGGAC